GAATTTGTAATGCAGACCGCAGGGCCAGAAGCTATACCTATGGCGTTTGCTATTGAAAACTTTGGAACGTGGGCGGGAGAGAAAACAGGAATGCCAGCCGAGCTAATTAGAAGCGAGACCGACAAGCAGAACATCATTCAAGCGGGAGCCGAGGCAGAGCAAAGCGGCTTAACACAAGCGCCAAGGCCAATTCAGTGAGTTGGGAAGAAATAGATGGGGCGTCAGTCGATACTGAGGGTGCTAAGAAACAGCTTAAAAACCGTCAAGCAGAAGCGGCTGAACTTGCTAAGGCGTATAGCCGTTGCTTTGACAGTGATGAAGGAAAGAAAGTATTTGCTGACCTTAATCAGCGGTTTATCTACAATAATGATACATCGTTTGGGTCTAGCAACATTAACTACGAGGCGGCTTACCATAACGGCGAGGCGGGTGTAGTAAAGTTTATACTTAATCAAATTAATCAGGCTAAAATTATATGACAAAAGCTAAAAAAGCGCCGGTAAAAAAAGCGCCAGTAAAAGAAAAACCAGTAAAAGAAGTTAAAGATATACCCGTTCAAATAGAGGCAGAAAGCAAAAAGCATCTTGAAGCCATTGGGTTTAACTTTGAGTGGTTGCAATCTTTAGGCAAGTTATACAAGTTTGACTCTTTTATTTATATTAAAAAGTTTTGCGCGTTTCGCTGTACGCAAGAAGAACAGCATGTAGAGTGGATAGACGTAAATACCCTTGCTTTGTTAAACGGCAAGCAAGCATTATGTGTGATATTAAACAAACATCAGCCTTTAAGTAAGGCTCGAAAAATTATACAACTACCGTGGGATAAATTATGAGTTTAGAAGATCAGGCCGCACCAGAAGAAACGGCAAGCGATACCCTGTTAGATTCAGCAACGCCAGAACTACAAGAGGGTGAATACTTTTTAGCGGAAGGAATTAAAGGGGCTGGCGAGGTTCCAGAATGGTTCAATCCTAAATATGGTTCTGTGGCAGAACAAGCCAAAGGTTATAGCGAGTTAGAAAAGAAGTTTGGCGGGTTTACTGGCGCACCTAAAGACGGTTACTCTGCACCAGAAGGCGTAGAGCCAGACGATGCTTTGTTGTCTGAGTTGCAAGAATTTGCTACTAAAACAAATATGTCTCAAGACGCATTTAGTGAGGCGTGGGAGTTGCTTTCAGCTCAAGCGAGTGCTGTAGAAGAAGTATCTCACGAACAGGAAATAGCCAAGCTAGGTGATAACGCTCAACAACGTATCAAAACTGTAGAAGGATTTTTAAAGAATAATCTTGACGCAGAAGCATACGAAAGAGTTAGCAAGAAAGTTACCAATGCCGATGCTATTGAATTAATAGAAGAAATAGTAAGTGCAACTGCTCCCGCCAAACTGCCTATTGACGGTGGAGAACACCCTGCGGGCTTGGTGTGGTCTGACATTGAAACAGAAATGTACAAGAAAAACGAGCACGGACAATACTTGAGAAGTGTAGACCCTAGCCATGAAGCCAAAATCCAAGCAATGATGAAAGAATTTGGCGGCGACAAACCTTATCAAAAAATGGTAGGTTGATTCTTCAAGGGTATTTAGTTATAATCAAACAACTGGATACCCTTTTCTTTAGGCCCAGTAAAATTTAGGTTGAATGCTGACCATTTTTTACTGGGTACTCAGCACAAACCTTGAAAAATTTTATTACTCTTTTTCGAGGAAATCATTATGAGTAAGTTTCTATCTGCTGTAGCTGTCACAGAATTTGACAGCATGGTTAAGCAAGCCTATCAAGGTATGGGTATGCTCCGACCAACTGTAACACAACGTAACAACGTAACTGCCGATACCTATAAGTTTCGACGCATGGGTAAAGGTATGGCGAATCAAAAGTCTACCTCTGACATCGTAACCCCAATGAACGTAGAGCATGAGCTTATCACTTGTACTCTATCTAATTGGAATGCTCCCGAGTATACAGATATTTTTGATGCCGCCGAAGTAAATTTTGACGAGAAGCAAGAACTGGCCGAAACTGTAGCTGGCGCTTTGGGTCGTCGTGACGATCAGATTATCATTGACGCGCTAGACGCATCTACCCCGCTAACTTCTACTGTTGGCACTGGTGTAGGTGGCGCAGGCTCTAACCTTAACATGGCTAAACTTATCAAGGCTAAGGTTGAGCTAAAGAAGCAAGGCGTTAATACTCGAAGCGGTAATTTTTACGCGGTGATTGAGGCTGATGGTCTTGGCGGTTTGTTAAATGATGAAAAAGTATCAAACGCAGACTATCAAAACATTAAGGCTTTGGTAAACGGCGAAATCAATACTTTAGCTGGGTTTAACTTCTGCATTCTTGAAGATCGCGCAGAAGGTGGTTTAACAGAAGCCGCTAACGTAGTAGATTCGTATTTCTACCACACGCAAGCGGTTGGCCTTGCTACTGGCATTGCTCCAAAAACTGAAATCAACTGGATACCTGAGCGTACTTCATGGCTTACTAACGGCAACCTAAAAGCTGGCGCTGTCGTTCGTGACTCTGGCGGTTTGGTGAAAGTTCAATACACTAAGAACGCATAAGGAGATTATATCATGGCTTTTTCAAGAGATGGTTTGTGCCGTATTGGTGGTAGTGGTAACGGCGGTTCTACTTGGCAGTATACTTCTGCCGATGCTAAAACTGTTGTAGATAATGCTGATTACTTTTTGCCTGCTATTAGCGAATTGGCAATCGGTGATCTTGTTATCTGTAAAGACACTACTACTCCTACTGCACCAGTAGTAACTCTTACCTATATTAAGACACGCACCGCAACAAGCATTACTGCGGCGGCTGGTACTACTATAACAGCGTAAGTATCTGGGGGCTTCGGCCCCCTTTCTTACTGAGGTTTATATGGCAGAAAAAATAAAGCTAATTTCTAACGCATTAATATTAATTGGTGATCTGCCTATTACGTCTTTAAGCGGTAATGATCGCGCGCAGACTGTAGCAAACAACCTGTATGACAACATTGTACAAAACGAATTATCAAAACATCGGTGGGGCTTTGCCAAACGTCGAGCGCATCTAGCCTTAACTACCGAGACTCCCGTAGGCAATGAGTTTAAGCACGTTTATCAACTGCCTACTGATCTTCTTGTTTTAATTAAGATTGACCCCTACGTCAATTACAGAATTTACGGCGATAAAATACACGCTAATTCTTCTGGCCCATTGTATGCTGAGTACACCGCCAACGTCAGAGAGGGCGAATGGCCTGTATACTTTGCTAAAATGGTTGAGTATGCTTTGGCTATGGACTTTGCCCCATCTATACGGGATAGCGCGGCTTCTGCCGATATGAACGCATCCCAGTATCTTAACGCCTCTCGCATGGCGCGATACACCGATTCCCAACAACACCCTACCACCCCCTTACGAGATCAGCCCTTTATATCTGTGAGGCATTAATGGCCTTTGATATTTACGACTTTACGCAAGTAGGCCAACAAGGAGAAGGCTCTTTGTGGTCTTACGATAACGGGGATGCAGTTTCGACTATTCTAACCGCAGGTTATTTTAACGATGCGGCCTACGCTATTATTGCCGGTGATACTATACTGCTCCCACAGCAAGGGCCAAGCGTTACTTTAGACGTTCAGTCTGTAATTAGTGGTGTGGTAGTAGTGTTTTTGCGTGGTGAAAACCCTTTGAGCAATCCCACGTTTACTTATACGGGCGGATTACTTACAGGGATTACTTACGGTGGCGGTCAGACTAAAGCCCTTTCCTATACTAATGGGGTATTAACTAGCATTGTTTTAACTGCTGACAGCGTAGTTACCACTAAAACTCTCAATTACACCAACGGTGTATTAACCAGTATTACGGAGAGTTAAATGGCTACGTTTACATCAACGTCTGAACGAATAACCATTGACGGAGAATACAAAGACTTCACAGGCGGCTCAGGCAATACAACTACGGTCATTCAATACGCTTCTGGCGATGCCCCTGTAAGTGGTGATGCGGGTCGTTTTTTGCTGTGGAAGAATGGCAGTAATACAGGGTTTTGGGAGGTGCGTTTTATAGCGTCTGCTACCTCGTCTACTGTCACGGTAACTGATGGCGGCTTTAGTTCTGCACCACCTAGCGGCTCTACGTTTGTTATAAGCACTAACTTGGACGATATTGACGCGGCTTTTTCAAATTCAGTTGTTCGCAAGGAAGGTCGTAGCTTCCAGATTAGGAATCGTGACTTTGAGCTGACAAACGGTGCGTTTGTTGCTGATGTAAACGCCTCTATTAACACTAAATCGACACAAACGGGTAGCGGTTTTATTGGCACTTATCCAGTCGCAAACGGTTGTGTTTTGCAGTTTGGGCGGCTAATAGGGGGAGAGGCTAATAACAGCGTGGAAACTATTGGCGGTTGTAACATCACTTTTGAGATTTCTAACAACACTTTAATATTTACAACTCAGGGTTCTGCAAACTCAAGCGGCTGTGTTGTTAATTTTTACGGGTGCTTAGTAGAATCAATTGGTAATGGTTTTAGTCCGTTTATTCGCGCATCGGGGCCGATGCGGATTGTTGGCTGTATTGCTGACGGACCTATGGGTGGGCGACTTTACTCTACGGCCTCTGAGCTTGTGGATACTCGTTTTAGCGGTAATGTATCTGGTGGCGTTGCTTGGTCTTTGGGCGCTACATTCACGCGACCTATTAACAATGTGTTCTTTTACCAGAACAATACTGCAATTAAAGCATTTGAAGGGTTCCAAGGAACTTTTACTAACGTAACTTTTGCAGATTCAAACATTAATATTATTGATTCTTCTGGCGCACGTTCTGGTCTGTTATTTACTTTTATTGACTGTACAACTTTTCCCGATAACAAAATAACGCATACAAAAGGAAAATATAAACAAGGCAAATCAATAAATTATACGCTTACTAATTCAGCAGGTGTCGGACTAACAGGCGCAAAGGTCGCTGTTTATGACAATGCGGGTGCAATACAAGATGGAATTAAAACTAGCGCATCAGGTGCCGTAGACACCATTAACGCAGTATTTTTTGACCGTCCACACGGTAGCACTAGCACAAACAAAGCCCCTTTTGATATTCGCATTCGCGAGTATGGCTATACATATCTTGGTTTTCAATCTGCGGTAAGTGAATCAATTAAACAGGAAGTCAGGCTTGCAGACAATACGACTTTAGTATCTACAGAAGCGCAAGCGGCGGCAATTACTGGAATTTCGTTAAATTTTTCTACTGAAACCGTGACAATCACGCAAGATGCTGACACGCAAAAGCTATACGATTATTACCAATATCAACTCGCCCAAACAGCTAATATGGCTTATGGCGAGGATTTAGTAAGAACAGGCGACTCTTTTAACCTTGACGATTGGGATATGGCAGTCGATGGTTGTACTTACACTGGTGATGCAACTACCACTGGATTGATTACCCTTCTTAACGGGGGTGTTTTTAACGGAGAGCGCACTGATGCTAACGGCACAGTCTTAGCTCCTAGAAGCGTATCCATAACAGGATTAGTTGCAGGGTCTACGCTAAGAGTTTACAACACAACAACCTCTACTCAAGTAGTTAATCAGGTGGTAGCAGGAACAAGCTATACTGCAACATACGCAGAAGGGGTAGGGTATTCTGTAGGTGATGTGCTAGAGTTAAGAGTGGCAAAAATAAACAAGCTAGAATTTACTACGTCTGTAATACCTACCTCTGCTGGATGGTCTGCGCTAGTTTCGCAAGAAGATAACCCTACTTACGCGGCGCATGGTAAAGACGGGTCTACCGTAACTGGCATTAGCTGGGACTCAGGCAATATGCAATTTGACTTTAACGAGGCTGACAATGTAATTGATGGCCCCGATATTGGAGCATGGTATTATTATTTTATTACTACTTCTACAGGCATTGCGGAAGCGTTTGGCGCATTAAGCTGGCCGCAAGTAAACAGAATGACTAATATTACTAGCAAAGTAGCAATTACATGGGATAATACAAAGTCAACCCCGCTGCAAATAAATAACTTGTGGGTTGATCGGGACGATGGAGTTAGTATTATTGCGTCAGGCTCTAACTCTATACAGATAAATCCTCCCGCTGTATTTGTGCAAGGATTGTCTGACATTGAAAACAATACTAAATTAATACCGGCTTTATTATAGGTTATACATGGCTAAAACAACTTTATTACAATCGAGCTTTGTTAGCGGTGAATTATCCCCCTTATTGCTTGGCCGTACTGATTTACAGCAATACGCTCAAGGCGTAGAAACTGGCGAAAATGTAATGATCGTTCCACAGGGCGGTTTAAAGCGTCGATGCGGCACGGAGCATATTGACACGCCGGTAGGAATTTTAACACCTTACACATCAGGCATTACAGCTACTATGCCTAACGGTGGTACGCCTGCAAACCTTAATGATTTTAACCCTGCTACCTACGGCACAACTACTACCTCTATTGGTACTACAGGCGCAGGGGGAAGCACTTACGTTGTGGCTAGTTATGACATGAGCGGCGTGTCTGGAAATATACGATTTGTAGATTTGCAAAACATACGACTTGTTATACAAAACTCTGACACAGCAGTATTTCGCGTTCAGGTAAGTAGTGATGGCACTAACTGGGATGCGGGTGTTCCCGTAACTGTAACGTCTAACTATCAGTCATTTAGAATTAAGATAGAATTAAACATTGCTACCCCTTATGTACGTTTAGTGCGATTTGGCGACTCTGGCGACCTTGGCTCTCAAACAGTAGAGTTAAGCGAGTTAAACGTCATGCAGGAAACAACCGATACGTCTGACGTAAAGACTTTTGATTTTAGTGTTGAAGTAGATAGGCATTATTTATGCGTGGCTACCGGTGGCGCTGAAACTACCCCCTCTTATGGCAACATGGCATTTTACCGCATACCCCATGCTGGCAGTACCGATACTGTTTTAGTGGCAAACATGAGACTGCCTTACAAAGCCTCAGAGATTGCGACGGTTCGGGACGCGCAGACAGAGCGAGTTATGTTAATGTTCCATGAGGAACACCCGCCCCAAAGAATTATCAATACTGACGATTTGTTTGAGGTTGACGATGTACCGTTTGTTAATGTGCCTCAATATGACTATGACGACCTATCAAGCCCTACGCCTGTAAGTGATGTGCAAGACATGGTGTTGTCTGGATTTCAAGTTGGCGATACTTTTCAAATTGACATTGAAGGGGTGTTAAGCAAAAACATTACTTTTGCAGGCGATACTAATGCAGACCAAAGATCGTCTACCGTGTTTAATTTGCAAAAAAACATACAAGAAATGCCTGTCATGGCAGAAGATGGTGTAACAGTAACGAGAACAGGCGCTAATACCTACAGAATTACCTGCTCAGGCGCTTCCGCTAAAGACTTTGAGCTATTTACAGGGTTTCAGACTTCTGGCTCTACAGGCGCTTTACGGACGATTACAACTACTAAGAGTGCTAACGGCTCTACTAGGAAGGAAGATATTTGGAGCGCGGCTAGGGGCTACCCTCGTATGGGTACATTCCACGGTGGTAGGCTGTGGCTCGGGGGTACTAAATCTAAAACACAAAGCCTATTTGCTTCTCGATCTGGTTCGTTCTTTGATTTTTTTATTGAGGAAGGTTTAGCCGATGAAGGAATATTTGTAACTTTAACCGCTAGAACGCAGACAGAAATTGTAGATATTAACTCAGACCGAGGATTGCAGATATTTACTACAGGGTTAGAGTCGTTGGTTAAAGGCAACTCGCCAGCTGACATTGATGTGGTTTCTCAGACTCAACATGGCGCATCATACCTTGAAGTTAAGTCCCTAGATGGTGCTACGTTGTTTGTAGATCGCAACGGCAAGACCTTACGGCAGTATGTGTATAATTTTAATGAGGACGCATATACCAGTAATGACATATCCGTTTT